ACCTGATCATGGAACGGGGGTCAGGTACTTTCATCTAGAACAATGACTCAAGTCGAATTGGATGCCCGTGTTCGGGAGCAACAAGCAGCACAAAAAGCTGCTAAGCTTAAGTATCGCGGCATTGCTTACAAATCTCACGCTACTAAATTCTAAGTAGCAACGGGAGTCAGGCACCTCAGTGTCGGACCTGGCTCCTATTGGCATTGGCCCCTGCGGGGACACCCTTTGCCGAAGCCGGTTTTGGTAAAGACCTCTAATTTTTACCAGAAAAAAATTTAATAAACTTAATCGATTAAGTAGACTGTAAACAACTCTCTACTAAAACAATGACTGCTGGTGTTATTGGTGGAGGCGCAGCTGATAATAATAGCCGCCCCACTCCTATTGGTTCGCTTAACTCGAACCCTCAACTCGACCTTTCTACGGGCTATCCTTCTGGCGACGTAGCTGCTGGTTCTAAGTATGCTACCTACCTGAAGCTGTTCTCTGGTGAGATGATCAAGGCTTATGAGTCTCAGACCATCGCCAAAGGCACTGTTCAAACCCGTACCCTGCGTAACGGTAAGAGCCTCCAGTTCATCTATACTGGACGTATGCAAGCTGAGTACCATACTCCTGGTACCCCGATCCTTGGCTCCGGTGATCCTCCGGTGGCTGAGAAGACCATCCTCATGGATGACTTGCTGATCAGCTCGGCTTTCCTGTATGATCTCGATGAGACTCTGGCTCATTACTCCCTGCGTTCGGAGATCTCTGCTAAGATCGGTCACGCTCTGGCTGAAGCTTATGACAAGAAGATTTTCCGTGCTATCGCACTGTCTGCTCGTCAGGCACACCCCATCACTGCCGCTCCTGGTCCCGAGCCTGGCGGTTCTGTGATCAACCTCGGCGCTGGTAACGCCTTCAACGCTCAGTCTATCGTTGACGCCTTCTTTGAAGCTGCTTCGATCCTGGACGAGAAGAACGTTCCTTCTGCTGGTCGTACCGCTGTGCTGTCCCCGCGTCAGTACTATGCTCTGATCAGCCAAGTTGATACCAACATCCTCAACCGCGATTATGGTAATACCTCTGGTAGCCTGACCAGCGGTGAGGGTCTCTATGAGATCGCTGGTATCCAACTGCGTCGTAGCAACAACCTGCCTTTCGATGCTGGCACCATTGCCCGCGTGAACGGTGAGAACAACAACTATGGTGGCGACTTTGCTGGTCACTGTGGTCTGATCTATGGTCGTGACGCTGCTGGTGTTGTCGAAGCTATCGGTCCTTCCGTGCAAACCACGGGTGGCGATGTGAAGGCAATGTACCAAGGCGACCTGATCATCGGTCGTATGGCTATGGGCTGTGATTGGCTCAACCCTGCTGCTGCTATTGAACTGACTGCAGTTTGATAAAGAGGTACCATTATGATTAATCCTGGTACGTCTGAAGTTGTTACTGTGAACCCTGGTGTTGGCACCGTTCAATCCCAAACCCTGAACCCCCCTACCCCTGTGGAAGTGGGTCGTACTGTGGTTGGTGGTGTTGAAGGTGATGCTACCGAAGGTTCCTCTCTCCCCATTGCTTGGTAATTTAAATGGCTAATCCTGCATCTCAAGTTGGAGATAATGGTGTTGCCGGTACCGTAACCGTTGCCCAGTTGCTCGACGCTATTGCCGATCAAACTGGTACGCTTGCAGGCGATGACTTCTCTATTGAAGGTCTGGAAGCTGATGGTGAAGGTGTCGCCGTGCGTCACTCTGTCTCCCGTACTTCTGGCGCTGCTGCCGCTTCTGAGGTTTACTCCGTGACTCAAGGTCTGCGTTTTGCATACCCTGAGGTTGAAGCTGACAGCCCCGCTGTTACCCGTACTGATCTGGTCGTTGACTGATCTTTAATTAATCTGGGGGTTCCTTCGGGAGCCCCTTTTTTTATCTATAAATATGACGTTCCCCACTACATTTGATTCTGAGACCGAACTCTCCAGCGTAAACTCAATACTGGGGATCATTGGTCAAGCCCCGATTACTACGCTAGAATTTACCAACCCTGAAGTTGCTTTTATCTATCAGCTGCTTGGAGAAGCAAGCAAAGATATTCAAAATGAAGGATGGGTTTTTAATACCGAGCTTCACTACAAACTAGAAAGACGAGAAGACAACAAGATTGCTATTGCTAACAACATGCTTCGTGTTGATATTAGCGATGGTCAAGTTAATAGGTTCCATAATCCTGTTAAACGGAATGGTGTGCTGTACGATAAAGTAAACCATACTGACATCTGGGATTATGATGTTTATGCAGATATTGTTTGGTTCTTTGATTACGAGGATCTTCCTTCTGTATTTAAACGCTACGCTACCTACAAAGCTGGCACTCGTGCTGCCACACAGATGATTGGTAACCCTCAACTTGTACAACTTCTAGCTGCTCAAGAAATGCAAGCACGAGCTGCTTGTATGGAGTATGAGTGCAATCAAGGGGATTACACTATGTTTGGTTTTGATGACGGTACTAGCTACACTTCTTACAAACCTTATCAAGGACTTAGCCGAGTAGTATGACAAGCATCGCACAGAAAATTCCTAGGTACATTCTTGGGATGTCCGATCAACCCGATGAGCTTAAGGTTCCTGGGCAAGTTCGTGATGCTGAGAATGTCCTACCCGACGTTACTCTGGGTCTGCTGAAAAGACCTGGCACTAAATACATTAGTGAACTAACTAATACTGCTACAGGTACTTGGTTTACTATTTATAAAAACAACCGCATTGAAAGCGACGAGAGGTATATTTGTCAGATCACTCGTCAAGGTGATGTTCGTATTTGGAGCATGAAATCTGGTAAGGAGATGACTGTTCTCCATACAGCAGATGCTATTGATCCAGACAGTGAACAGGTAGGCGGGTTTTATACTGCTGCAGATCTTACTACTATAGACGGACCTGAAGATTATTTTGTTCATTCTCAAAACAATGATCTTCATACTATGAGTATAAACGATTATACGTTTATTACTAATAGAAGGGTCGCTGTGTCTATGTCAAATAGTGTTACAGAGACACGTCCGTATGAAGCGTTTGTAGAGTTGAAAGCTTTGGCTCACCTACAAGCTTATACTCTTGATTTTTCTAAGCCTGGTGAAAACCAATCAGGACAACCTCCTGTAGTTTTTACTAGCGCTAGACGTGTTAGTGTCAGCCCTGTTGGTTGGAACCTTAGCACCTACTGTAACAATGCTCCTGGCTGTAACAGAGCTGGTCAATGGACTGTGACTCTTAGCTCAGGTTCTAAGACTGGTCTAAACGTTACAATTACTAACAATTGTACTGCAGTTCCTGATGGTTGTGTTGGTAACAGCGTTAGTGAATCTTACAGTCTTAGCGTCACTCTAAACTCTGGCGGTGAAGGTTGGCAAGTTGGAGACCAAGTTACAACTAATCAAAATGGTAATGAGTTTAGAATTACTGTAGATGAAATCGGTCAAGAAATTACTACTACCGCTAGTGAAGGTAGAGCTACCTATACCGAGACTAATACTTCTAACACTCTTAATGGTTCAACTATTCTCACTAACCTAGAGTCTGACATCACTGGATTCAACAAAGGTTACACTGTTGAAAGAATTGGTAATGGTTTGTATATTACAAATACATACCCGTTTATTATTACAACACCTGATCCTACGTTGATGGATGTGATTTCTGTCACAAACCAACAGCAGGAAGGTGAGACAACTGAAAACTATATTACACAAGTTAATAACATTAGTCGTCTTCCTAACCAGTGTAAACACGGTTACATTGCTAAAGTGGTTAACTCTGAAGCAGCTGAAGACGATTACTATGTTAAATTCTTTGGTAACAACGATCTAGACGGTGAAGGTTTGTGGGAAGAGTGTGCTAAACCTGGCATTCCTCATACCATTAACAACAAGACAATGCCACACGTCTTGATTCGTACAGCTAATGTTACGGTAGACAATGACGGTGATCTTATTTCTGAGTTCTATGTAGGACCTATCAAGTGGGGACCACGAGCAGCAGGGGATGAACTTACTAACCCTCGCCCCAGTTTCTGCCCACCTCCTGGTGCTAACTTTGGTGACACTATTAATGCTACTGTTTTCTTTAGAAATCGTCTAATTTTCTTGAGTAGAGAAAATGTTGTAATGTCGAGGACTGGAGAATACTTTGAATTGTTTGGTCAATCAGCACTAACCATTGCTGATAATGATCCAATTGACGTAGCATCTAGCAGTACAGTACCTGCTATTTTGCATGAAGGTATTGTTGTACCGTCAGGTTTGATTGTTGTCAGTCCTAATCAACAGTTCTTGCTGCGTACAGAAAACGATATCCTATCACCGTTGACAGCTAAAATTACTAATATTTCTAGCTATAATATTAACCCTAATACCAAACCTATTTCCTTAGGAACTACAGTTGCTTTCTTTAGTAACACTGGTAAATATAGCCGTTTCTACGAGATGCTTAACATTACCAGTACTGCAGATCCTGAAGTCGTTGAGCAAAGTAAATCTGCTGGCACATTACTTCCACAAGATCTAGAGCTTATTACTGACTCACAAGAAAATGATCTGGTCATGGCTTGTGAACGTGACAGTAATATAGTTTGGTGCTTTAAATACTTCAACACTGGAGAACGTCGAGCACTTAACTCTTGGTTCTATTGGAGTATGCTTGGTAATG